ATTAATCATAACTTACGCACATTGGACTGACCCTGAGAATTGGGTCTGCAAGACTGCCACGCACTCACAACGTGCCGCCAACAACGTGGCGCAGGAATTGCGGGTGCAAGGTTTCATGGCGCGTGTTAGATCAGTGTTAATCTCAAACTTTGGAAAGGTGGAAGTAGAATGAAGCTTGTATGGGAAAACGACTCGCCTATGGTGCAGGCACCTACGCGACTACGTGCGGCTTGGACAGACATGCCTGATGTCAATCCAATGCGGCTAGAGCGTGTCCATCCTATCACTCGCATGGGTGTGGGCAATCTCATGGACTGCGGTACTGAGGCTTTCAATGACAAACAACGTGAACAGCTTGCGTCAGATATCGTCAATGATTTAGTCGATTGGGACAGCTTGACACGCGAGTAATCTTTTGGTAGTGTGTAAGGACGCTATCAATCCAACCCAGCCAGTCAAAACTTTTTACTGGTAAAAACATTTCGGAGTGAATGACATGACCACCCACAATCTCAAAAACTATCGTGACTATATGCGCACTGCTAACAAGACATTGCGTGACCACTACGACAATGACCCGCTTGTTCTTGCCTGTCGTGAGGCGGCACGTTCCAAGATTGCTAATGCCTTACGCCCTGATGGTGTTCTTGATTGGTCTAAGTTACCCAAGCTTTTGACTCGCAATCCCAAGCTCGTTAAGTCAGACAAGGAATATGTTCTCACTGCTGGTATATCCAAAGCGGCATCGTGGGCATCTGGCTACAACGGGTGCAATAATGCATCTATCGGGTGCGGCTTGGCCTGTCTTACTTTCAGTGGGCATGGGCAGAAACACATGGTCATTGATGGGCGACACAATGTTCACATTGCTCGTATCACTCGCATGTTGTTGTGGATGGAATACCGTGATCAATTCAAGACTAGGCTGTTGCATGAGATAGGTTTGCACAAGCGTAAGGCCGACAAACTAGGTGTCACGTGTGCCGTGCGTCCTAATGTGGTGCAGGATACTTTATGGGAAAAACTATTCCCTGAGATGTTTAGTGCTTTTCCTGACGTAGTGTTCTACGACTACACCAAAGATATCAACAGGGATGTCGATCACATACCAAACTATAGCTTGACGTTCTCACTCAATGAGGCAAATGGTTTGTTCTTTGAGACAGCCATTGGCAAGGGCTGGAATGTGGCGGCTGTTCTATGCACACCAGACAAGACACTGCCCAAAACATTCAGAGGGTATGATGTCATCAATGGTGACGCACACGACTATCGTCCTAGTGACCCACGCAGTGTCGTTGTGGGTTTGCTCCCCAAAGGGCCGGATGCGTGGAAAGACACGTCCGGCTTTGTAAACCATGTTGCTGCGTAAAACTTTTTACCAGTCAAAACTTTTCGGAAGGAATGAACCATGATTCAGAAAACTCTTATCGTAACCACACTGATCCTCTGCGTGATCGGCGTCACTATCACCCTGCCTATTATGGTTGGCTACACGTCACCCATTGAGACGGCACTGTACACCCTGTCCCTTGTTCTGGGGCAGGCGGCTATCAGCACAATCTATCGGAAGTGGAGATAAACCATGCACACGCAAGAACAAATTGAACTGCGCAATCACATTGACAGTGTGAATGACCAAAGTCGCAAGCGCATGGCTAATGAGCCGGGACTGTGGATTGGTATCGTGACCAATGACCTTGACCATTGGGCTGAGTATGGGATATACAATGTCGAACAGTACGAGTTCTATATGGACTATGAAGGCTGTAAGGACTGGCTTGCATCTTGGACTAACAAGGGCTATGCTAGGTATGCGTTGAAAGATTGCACGACTATTGCTGACATCGACGCTGTGTTTAAACGCCACGAGTATCTTGAGGAGAATGTATAGTGACACAGTATATTTCAGAGTTCCAACTTATGCCGGAGACTCGCGGCACCTACTTTGGTGTCAATTGCTACAGCCATGTGGCTATAACCAAAGAGATTGGATGCTGGACGTTGATGATTGAGAATGATGACGGTAAGCGTAACTTCTCGACACACAACACGTTTCACGAAGCACGGCGTGAGGCTGAGTGCCGCACATCATGGGAAGTTGATATGAACTTTAATCCTGTCAAACTACTTGACAATGGTTAGGATAGTTCGTATACATAATCCAGTGGCGGCGGCTAATCGTCGTCGTCCACAGGTAGTCCCGCCCAAGAAGGGCAAAGGTTCATACAACAGAGATAAGGACAAGAAAGATGCCGAACGCAAAAAAGATGATGATTGACTTCGACCATGACTGGCACGATGTGTCTGTCTTTCAAAAGATTCCTGTGCGTAAGACTACAGGTAAGGCCAAGCGCGAAGAACAAAAGAAAGCGCGTAAGGCTGCAAGGGTTGCCAAGCGCAACTTTCAGGAGTATTATATGAATACTCACAATCGTGATAACTAAACCAACACATGAAAGGAGAACAATTCATGTTTATCAAAGTCAAACTTACCAACCTCGTCCACGCCGTATCAGGTGCCAAGCCTTCGATTGATCGCACTAACCTTCGCGACTTCAATCATATGGGGAAATACTACGTTGGCCCATCTGAGAATGGTCAGTTCCTTCAGGTCAATGACGGCAAGCACATCCGCTACTATGGTATGCCCTTCTACAACCTGTACCGGATCGTGTCCAAGAATGGTAACGACTTCGTGATCCACGAGGCACGGTAAACTTTTTACCAGTCAAAACTTTTCATGGGGCGGCGCGGTGTCGCCCCTTACCGTTATCAGTATAGGAGAATGATATGCTGACCCAAGAACAACAGATCAACATGTATGGTATGACAGAAGCTGAACTTGAAGAGGGTGTGTACACTGAATGGAATGACCGCATGGGCTACATGATGGTGGTTATGTCTATGCTCAGTGATGCACAGATGGAACTAACCTTCGATGTCGAACGAGCAAGACAAACAATCAATCGTGCCAAGCACGTGTTACATGACAAGCTGAATGATCTTCCTGATCTAGAAGGCATGAAGAAAGTGAACCGGGTGCTTGAAAATGCGTAATACATGGGAACTAATCATGGACTGGCGGTACAACCCGCTGTCCCACATACCCGACATGAATACACGGCACATGGTAATGCAGGTGCTGGCATGGATGTGGTGTATCATCTTCAGCATGTGGGTGGGTAGCGTCGTAGCCTTTGGCATCAGTGCGATTGCCCATGCCATGCTGATTGCTGGCGTGTTCATTACGGCAGGTGTGTTTGAGACAGCCAAGCGTAAGCCGCAGTATTTCGGTGGGCTTGGCAGAGGCAATGGAGGTGAGCATGAGTAAGCGATTTTTTATCGAAGTTACTTTAGTTTCGTTTGGTGGTAAGCTAACGATTGATGTGTACGCCGATTCCGAAGAGCAGGCATGGGAAGAAGTAAACGACATATTATCCCGCAGGCTGTGTGAATTAAAAACAGTTGCTGTTTGGAATGATGTTGGTCCTTTATTGGAGAGTGAGAATGAATAAACTGTGGCACAGGGTGAGGGACTACTACCTCACGCATGACGGCATTGAGATGTTTCTGTTTGCATGTATATGGGCCAGCATAGGCTGGATGCTGTATCATGTCGCCATTGGAATTGCAGGGAGGATTATGGGATGAACAGGTTTCTGATTGAACACCACCCAGAAGACATTGCCAAGTCTTTGTGTGACCAGCACATTGTCAAAATGCCACTGGAGGAAGCACAAATGATGTGTACGGCAGTATGGGAACTTGAGCCTAGATGGGCAGAGAAATATGACTTGTACAAACCCGTGCATAAAAAACATCCTTGCACACTGTGGGTAATGAAGTCATCAGGTAACTTTGCCTTTGCCTTTGCATTGTACGATGCAATGCTGAAAGAATATACATTTCGCTATGGCAGAGAACATGGTGCAGGTAAGCACAGGAAAGCGTTGAAGAGTTTGCGTTTCATTGCACCTCTCATACCTACCACTCGTGAGCCTGTGTTTCCACAGAAAGACCCACTTAGCCCATACACAGGGTTGACTTCACACCCGCAGTGCTTCAGCGGACACGATGACTGCAAGACGGACGAGGCTTGGCCTATTGAGGCATACCGTGCCTTCTACAAGATAGACAAGGCTGCGTTTGCCCGATGGGACAAGGGCGGCAGAGAGATGCCTTACTGGATGAAAGGAGAATGACAATGAACATTACGCATGACGACAGACTAGCTTTATTGAAAGCACACAACGACCTGAAGACTATCCTGCAGACTATCTGGGATTGTCAGGATATCTGGATGTCCGATGTGGGCAAGTTGGAGAGCCTATACTGTGACCTGCACCGCATCTTGAAGTTCGTACCCAAAGAGGACGAGGACGGCCATCGTATGCAATATGCAGATTGGGTGCTGGCAGAGGAGGACGACGACTAATGTTTGCAGAAGCACTCGTATGCCTTGCACTCAACGTGTATCACGAGGCCCGTGACCAGCCCTTCATTGGGCAGGTTGCGGTGGCCCAAGTGGTGATGAACCGTGTGTATGATGACAGGTATCCTGATGATGTATGTGAGGTGGTCATGCAAGGCCCGACATACTCTTGGAAGCCCGACTTTCCTGTGCGTCACCGCTGTCAGTTTAGCTGGTACTGTGACGGCAAGTCTGATGCTACACCTGATCAGACAGCGTGGGAGCAAGCCCTTGTGATTGCGCAGGGCGTACACACTGGCAATCTAGATGACTTCGTGGAAGGTGCTACACATTACCACGCTGTCTATGTTCTGCCTGAGTGGGCAGAGACTAAGAGGCCAATCGTCCAGATTGGCGAACATATTTTCTACAGATGGGAGTAATATATGGATGTACTATTTGGACTAGCAGTCTTTTTTGTACTATTTGCTGTTGCGCTTTTGTGACGCCTGTGGTACAACAAACTATCAGTTAACTTTACGAAAGGAGAAACATCATGCCTCTTGATTTTACTGCAAACGAACTCATGCCTGACCACATCAACTTCCCTGTGGAGTTTGAGCAAACCAAGTATGACAAGTCTAAGTATGTCATCAACGGTAACACGGGTGAGTATATCGGCATCGTTGGCCGCACCTTCAAATGTGCCAGCCACGGTGACTTCTTTACTCGTGTACACAATGCTGTCTCTGATAATCTTGGTGAGACTTTTTGTAACAGCATGAACATCAGCTACGACACGGCGCGTAACAATGCGTGGGTAAAGATGGACATGCGTATGCCTAACGTCTTGCGCAAGATTGAGACAGACAAGCACACGACTACCATTGCCCCTCGTCTGATTGCCCTGCACGGCATCGACGGCAGTTGCTCCAATCAGGTCTACTACGGTGCCATCGACTTCTTCTGCACCAACGGCATGATCACTGGTGACTACGACAAAATCAGGCGTAAAAACACCAGTGGCTTTGATCTGGAGACTTTCATTAACGAACTGCAACACACGGTGTCTGACTTCCACAATACGGCTGACATGTATCAGGCATGGGCAGAGACTAAGCTGCACACGGTTGATGTTAAGGCTCTCTTGGAAAGCATCATCAAATCAGATCGCAAGTCTGAGAAGATGTTTAGCTTGTACAACCAAGAGGTTTCTAATCGTGGCCGTAACATGTGGGCGTTGTACTCTGCCTTCACCAACTACGCCAGCTATGCAGATGAGCGTAACGGCTTCTCTCTTAGAAACACAGGCAACGATACTGCCGCCACATCCATGTGGTCACGTGAGCAGGAAGTAGCCAAGTGGATCAGCAACGACAAGTTCCTGTCTCTGGCGGCATGAACCAGTTCGATCTGTTCAGCGGTGAAGAGCCTCTTTTCACTGCCTCTGGTGAGATACGCACCTGCATAAAGTGTGAAACAACTCTGCCTATTGAGTTCTTTGACATTGATGCGTATCACGCCAATGGGGATGTGAGGCGTAGACCAGAGTGTACAGATTGTCGTAAAAAGGCAAGGATGCAGACGGCCAAGCTAAAAAAGGTCACTGCTCCTCCGCCTGACAATCATGTCTGCCCTGTTTGTCTGCGTGACAAAGACGGTATCAAAGGCACAGATCACAAAAGCCACAACTCATGGTGCTTAGATCACAATCACGATACCGGCATGTTTCGGGGATGGTTGTGTCATCAATGCAATCGTATGCTGGGTATGGCAAAGGACAATGTAGCCACACTACGCCGTGCTATCACATATTTAGAGGGAGATGCGGGTGAAAAGTAAACTTAACAATCTGGTTGAAGATTACTATTCTTCATATGATTTCAAGAACTTGCGAGATGAAACTAAGAAACAGTATCAATACTTTCTTGGTGTGATGCTCGACACTAAAGTAGATGGTGAACTACTATCTATAGCAGACTACAAGCAGCTACCAACACGTGTCGCAAAGCAGGCATACAACCAGTGGTGTGATAAAGGCATTTCTATGGCGAATCATGTCATCTCTGCGGCACGTATGGTATTTAATCACGGCCTGCGTATGGAGTTATGTGACAAGAACCCATTCTCAAATATCCGCAGGAGAGCCACAGAGAGGCGCAAGACTGTGTGGAGTAGGGAGGATATACGGAAGTTGCTAGACGCTGCCTACAGCGATTTTAGCACCCGTAACATAGGTTTGATTGCACACATGGCCTATGCGTGGTGTCAGCGATTAGGTGACATGCGTCTTCTTGAGTGGGACAATATACATTTTGATAATCAGTCTGTGCAAATTGAGCAATCAAAGCGTAAGGCAGAAGTACACCTGCCCATTGATGATGATCTCTTTGAGATGCTGAAAGAACAACGCGAGGACTTTGGCTTTCAAAAGTATGTGGCTCCACGTCCATTCCCTTATCGTGGTGTGTATCAGCCATACACGCTACACAAACTACCGCTTCACGCACGTAAGCTGATGGATCAAGCTGGTCTACCAAAAGAACTGCGACTATCTGACCTGCGTCGAACTGGCACAACTGAGATGGTAGAGGCAGGGGTAGGTATAGCACAGATAATGTCGGTTACGGGACATAGTAACCCAAGTTCAGTGAAGCCGTATCTAAAAAATACGTACCTGAGTGCAAATCATGCGTTGACGGAACGAAATAAGCATGGTAAAAGCATAGCAAGTGCCGCAAAGAAAGGAGATATACATGGTTAATGTATATAACACTGTAAGTGAATTATTAGATAGTGTTAATCTATCTAGTGGAGAAACATACAGAACAAACTGTCCTATGTGTGATGGTAAGAATACATTTACAGTGTCCAATGAAATGGGCAGGATATTGTGGAATTGTTACAAGGCTTCCTGTACTGTGAAAGGCACAAACAAAGTGGACATGTCTGTGGATGACGTTGTTCGTGTAATGAGTAATTCCGATGAGATATCCAGTTGTGATGAATTTATCATGCCTGAATATGTAATTAAGGGACACGGTAATCTAGACTGGGCAGAAGCACAATATGACTTGAACCCGTGTGAACTTGATTTGTATTACGATGTAAAGGAAGACCGTGTTGTGTTTCCTGTGAAGGACGGAAATGAGATTGTTGATGCGGTGGGTAGGTCATTGAAGAATGAAATACCTAAATGGAAAAGATATGGAAAAAGTGACTTGCCATACTCATTTGGTTCTGGTAATGTCGCAGTGGTTGTCGAGGACTGCGTGAGTGCTAGTGTTGTTGGTTCACTAGGTAATGTGGTCGGGGTCGCACTGATGGGAACTAGCTTGTTGTCTTCTCATCGTGTATATCTCATGCAGTTCTCGACAGCAGTAATAGCACTAGACCCTGACGCATTTGCCAAGTCGTTTGACATGGCAACAGAACTAAGGGGATACGTTGACGATGTTCGTATCCTTAACCTTGAAGATGACTTGAAATATCGTAACCCGACAGATATGGAGAAGCTAAATGGAATTATCAATTATTAAAAACCTAATGGACAAGAAGTTCCACGACGAACACAGTGGAGCCTCTTGTCCTGATGAAATATTCAGTGGCGACACTCGCAAGATCAAGAAGTGCATTGCCTCTGCTATGGATCGGTACAACAGGTCTGTTACGACAGAGGAAGTGCAGGCGTTGTTCTTCTTGGACAACCCTAACCTCAGTACGGCGCAGAAGCAGGTGTTTGAGAGCCTGTTCCTAGCTATCAAAAAAGAGCAGCCTATGGGCAAAGACATTGCACGTGAGGTGCTGTCTAACCTGTTCCGTAAGCATGTAGCCAAGCAGATTGCTAACATTGGTGTGGACATGCACAATGGCGATAGGCAGTCGCTTGAGAAGCTACGCCTGATGATGGAGCATTACGGTGATGACTTTATTCCCAACATGAATGTAGAGTGGGAAGACATTGAACTTGAGACGTTGCTTGATCGCAATGACCTCGAAGCACGTTGGACGTTTAACATACCAACGCTGGCACGTAAGGTAGAGGGTGTTAACGACGGACACTTGATTGAGATTGGCGCACGGCCAAACACAGGTAAGACATCGTTCCACGCCAGTTTGATTGCCAGTCCCGGTGGGTTTGCTCATCAGGGTGCTAACTGTATCATCCTGTGCAATGAAGAAGGATATCACCGTGTAGGTGCAAGATATCTGACATCAGCGACAGGCATGACAATGCGGCAGATAAAAGAGAACCCTGTGAAGGCACGTGACCTGTACGCACCTGTTAAGGATCGTATCAAGATCAAAGATGCAACAGGTCGCAACATGGATTGGGTTGAGAGTGTATGTAAAACATATAAGCCTGACATTGTTTTGCTTGACATGGGAGACAAGTTTGCTAAGTCCGGTGGGTTTGCTAGGCAGGATGAAGCACTGAAAGCAAATGCTATCCACGCTCGTATGATTGCCAAGCAACACAGTTGTGCAATGTTTTATATGTCTCAGCTTTCAGCAGAGGCAGAGGGTAAGGTTCTTTTGAACCAGAGCATGATGGAAGGTTCTAGGACAGGTAAAGCAGCAGAGGCTGACTTGATGATACTGATAGCTAAGAACCCCGTTATCGAAGGACAAGACGAAGAGGACTGTCAACGTCACCTAAACATTGTCAAGAATAAGTTGACAGGTGTACACACAGTAGTGCATTGTGAATTAGATAATCAGACAGCGAGGTATACAGTATGAAGGTAACACTTGATGTAGAGAATACGATAACGGTGCGTAATCGTAAAAAACACATGGACCCATTTGAGCCAAACAATAGTTTGACTATGGTGGGTGTCCTGACAGATCAGGGTGTGTGCCAGACGTTTCCATTTGATCATGCAGAGATTGATAGCAATGCTGACTATCACAAGCATGTGCAGTGGTTTCTTGATGAGGCAACTGTGCTTATCATGCACAACGCAGCCCACGATCTGTTGTGGCTGTGGGAGTGTGGGTTCAAATATGATGGCCCTGTCTTTGATACCATGTTGGCTGCTTACATTGTTCAACGTGGAATAAAAGAACCTCTGTCCCTTGAAGCCTGTGCGGAGAGGTATGATCTCGACACTAAAAAACAGGATACACTAAAAGAATATTTCAAGATGGGATACACAACACGCACCATACCTTACAACGAATTGACAGAGTATCTGATAGCGGACCTTGAGGCTACACAGCAGTTATCTGATACGCTCATGCGCAAGCTTATGACAGAAGAGTATGCAAGTTTAATGAGTAGCGTTGACCTAACTAATCAGGTTGCTGTTTGTCTGTCCCGCATCTATCAACGTGGATTTAGTGTTGATTTAGATGCGCTTGAGGTCGTTCGTCAGGAGTACGAGGACGAAAGGAAAGAACTTATTGACGATCTAAGAAATCACGTTAAGCAGGTCATGGGAGACACACCAATAAATCTTAACAGTCCTGAACAACTATCATGGGTCATCTATGGTCGCCGTGTTCTTGACAAACAGAACTGGACAACACAGATTGACCCATACATGGATGATGCTGACTTTCGTAGTCTTATAAATGCTGGAACAGAAAAGCTACACAAAACTGTAGCCATGCGGTGTCCTGATTGTAATGGCTCTGGTAGCATACGTAAGATAAAGAAGAACGGACAACCGTTTGCGCGTCCTACAAAGTGTGGCACGTGTAATGCAAGAGGTTATATCTTTAAACCTACAGATGAATACGCTGGGTTTAAGTTTAAGCCACCCTCACCAAAGTGGGCATCTGCAAATGGCTTTACCACTAGCAAAGGTAATCTTGAGATACTAGAGAATGCTGCACGTGCAAAAGGCATGGCAAATGCTTCAGCCTTTTTGGAAAAGGTTCGTCGTCTTAGTGCTGTCGAGACTTATCTGTCAGCATTTGTAGAAGGCATTCGCATACACACAAAGCAGGACGGTAAACTGCATGTTCGCCTGCTGCAGCACAGAGCCTCTACTGGGCGTCTGTCTAGTGTTGATCCAAACATGCAGAACATGCCACGTGGTCAGACATTTCCTGTAAAGAAGGTGTTTGTATCACGTTGGAAAAGCGGCAAGATTATGGAAGCTGACTTTGCACAACTAGAGTTTCGCACAGCCGCATACTTATCACAAGATGGAGTTGCAATTGAAGAAGTATCTACTGGGTTTGATGTACACTCATATACCGCTAAAGTTATTACCGATGCTGGTCAACCTACGGATCGCCAGACTGCAAAGGCTCACACGTTTGCACCGCTTTATGGCGCAACAGGCTTTGGGAGAACGCCTGCGGAAGCAAAGTACTATGAACACTTCACGAAAAAATATAAAGGCATCGCACATTGGCATTCCAGACTGGCTAAAGAGGCTTTAGAGACGGGTAAAATTGTCACACCATCAGGGCGTCAGTTCTGTTTCCCTGATGTGGTGCGTAAGTCAAGTGGCCGTGTGTCACACTTTACGCAGATCAAGAACTATCCAGTGCAGTCTTTTGCCACTGCTGATATAGTTCCTATCGTACTGCTCTATATTGAAAAAGAACTTGCATACATGAACTCATGTGTGGTAAACACTGTGCATGACTCAATAGTCATAGACGTTCATCCCGATGAAGAAAGGGCTGTTATAGAAGTTATCAGCAAAACTAATAGGGAGATAACGGGTATGATAAACAGCAGGTGGGGCATTGATTTCAATGTTCCCCTGTTGCTTGAGGCAAAAATAGGACCAAACTGGCTTGACACGAAAGACGTGGCGTGATATAACTAGGGCTTTCTAAGAAAGGAGTATAAGAATGAATCAACTCGTGACTATTGATACGAACAACTATGCAGCTATGGCTAAAGCAATGGGTATTGCCAATGAAGGCTCCAGCAGCAGCAGCAGTAGTCTTGCTCGTATGCGTATCAACCATTCACCTATCATGGGTACTGCAGAGGTGAACGGTAAGAATGTAAATGTTGAGGTGGTAGAAGGTGGAACGTATAAGCTGGAGATACCAGATGGTCCTACCTTCTTCTCGTCTAACGTAAAGTTTCGCCCGTTTATGCAACGCTTCATGTACAAGCGTTTTGTTAAGGGGTCTGATACTTCACCTAACAGGTACATTAAAACTTTGATGTCAGATAATTTAAATCTTGACCTCAAAGATAATGATGGTGGTTTTAACTGTGGTAAGCCTGCTGGCTATATAAAAGACTTCAAGGCATTACCTGAGAAGACACAAGAACTGATACGCCAGATTAAGCGTGTTCGTGTTGTCTTTGGTACAGTTGATATGCTTCGTGCTACCACTGACAAAGGTGAAGAGGCAGAGGTCGATGTCACTCCTTTTATTTGGGAGATAGACAATCGTGACGCTTTCAAAGAGGTTGGTGGATCATTTGAAACTCTGGCTAAGATGCAACGTCTTCCTATCCAGCATATGATTACTGCCAACACTCAGGAGCGTAAGATTCCCACAGGTGCATCATTTTATGTGCCACAGGTTTCGTTGGACCTCTCAAATACGATCCAGCTTACTGATGAAGATCAAGCATTATTTGGTGACTTCATCTCTTGGATCGACAACTACAACAATTACATCTTGAACTCTTGGTCTGAAAAGACTAACTCCAAGATGGATGAGGAAGATGAAGATGTTGTAGAGGGTCTAGTTGACATTGAGATTGAGGATGAATCCTGATGTCGGACAGACCTATGCAGAATGATGTGTTCCGTACTCACGGGATACATCATCTGTCTCCTAGCAGCATAAATACCTATATAAGTGACCCACCTATGTGGGTTGCTAGATACCTGTTTAAGGTAAAGTCTCCTAGTGGTGCCGCCGCAATAAGAGGCATATCTTCTGAGTTTGCTCTCGCTAATAAATATGAGAACGGGGAGTTCAACTATGACACATTAGAAGCTAAATTTCTCACTCTATGTGCGGAATCTGATGTTAGTTTAAACAGTAAAGGAGCAGAAAAAGAAAAGAGGCTATTGAAAAACTTCGGAGAGGTCATAGATAGTAACTTCGACTATGAAAATTTGGAGAACTATCAAGAAAAGGTTGAGGTTAAATTTGAGGACTTGCCAGTCCCTATACTTGGATATATAGACTTTAGATTTAAGGACAGAATAGTGGACTTAAAAACAACAACTAGGATGCCGTCAGAGCCAACAGAAGCGCAGAAAAGACAGATGGCACTGTACTCTATGGCTTATCCAGATAGTAAGGTAGACTTGTTCTTTGCCTCACCTAAAGACTACAAAAAATTTACGCTTGATAATTTGACGGCGTATAAAAAACAACTGGAAAAGGTTGCATATACAATACAACGATTCTTATCTATAAGTAATGATAAGCATGAGTTGGCCTCTTTAGTATACCCAAATCTTGATTCATGGACTTGGGGTTACAAGATGAAAGAAGAAGCTAGGAAGATATGGAAATAGAAAGGAGAATTAAATGGATGAAAAACTTGAACTTGATGCTCTCACAGAGGAGATTAACGCTACTGAACAGAAACTTAGCGACTTGCGTAAGGAATATCGTGAACGAAAAACTGCTGGCCTTCGTGCAGCAATTGAGGCACGTAACGAAGCAGATGCTTTGATTCGTGAAGAGATGAAAGCATTAGGCACAGCGTATCAAACCAGCAGAACGTCCTTTGGCATTCCGCTTTGGCGCAACACATAAAGTCGTGCCTAATTTTACAGCGTTCCGTGCAGCACGTAAGTACGGGTATCGTAGTGGTCTAGAGCATAAGCTTTCTTTGTATCTGGATGAATTAAAAGTTCAGTATACATACGAGAAACTCAAGATTGAGTGGGAAGACTTAGCTTATAGAACCTATACACCTGACTTTGTGCTGCATAACGGGATAATTATTGAGACAAAGGGTATGTTTACAGCGGCGGATAGACGAAAGCATCTTGCAATTAAGAGGCAGCACCCCAAGCTTGACATACGTTTTGTTTTTGAGAATAGTAGGCGTAAGCTTAGAAAAGGTGCGAAGTCAACATATGGGGAATGGTGCATACGTTATGGTTTTTTATACTATGACAGAATTATTCCAGAGGATTGGCTCAAAGAAAAAGGCCGTAACAAACACCCTAAGTTTATAAAGTTCACTGGGACAAAGGTAAAAAGGAGATAAATATGGACATCAAAAAAATAAAATTTCAAGAAGAAGATTTTGTCATACGCATTCGTCCCGGACTGGATCAGTCGGAGTGGACAGGTGAGGTTGACATTTCAATCGTTGCTTCTGCGGACAACCCTTTAGATGATGAGGGATACACACAGCTTATGCACTTTTGTAAAATGATGTGTGCAACAGTTCCAATAATGGAAAGCGACAACTCAATAAGAGAAAAAGTACACAGATACGTAATGGATGTTGTGGAAGCAGATGAAGATGAGTATTACGAACAAGAAAAAAGACTTGTAATAGAATCAGAAGATGGTAATGTGGTCCACTTAAATTTCAATACAGATACGAAAGGAACCGCATAATGAGGCATGAAGAATTTATGAAACGAGCGGCTATGAAGGCAGATGAAGCAGGCATAGTTGTTAAGGACATGGTGAATAGCCCCCCACACTATAACAAATCTGGCATTGAGTGTATTGATGCTATTGCAGCAGCAACAGATGATGGTTACGAGTATTATTTGCAAGGTAACATAATTAAGTATCTATGGCGTTATCGTTACAAAAATGGTACAGAAGACTTGAAAAAAGCACAGTGGTATCTAAACAAACTTGTAGTAGAAGTAGAAGGCTGCTATGATGAAAGTTAAAGTCTATATGACAGTAGACATAGACCCCGAAGAATATCCTGTGCCTGCAGATGAAGATGTGGGGTTGGAAATAGAGGACAACTTACGAGAGTTTTTCTATGACATAGAAGGCGCAGAAATAAGACACATGAGGACAACAACGGAGTAAATTATGAACAATTATCTACCTACAGACTACCAAAACTTTATAGCCCTTTCACGGTATGCCCGATGGAAGGATGACGAACAGCGTCGTGAGACTTGGGGTGAAACAGTCGAACGATACTTTGATTATATGAGCAATCATCTCAAAGCTAAACACAAGTATGTCCTGTCGAATGAACTTCGTGCAGAACTTGAAATGTCTGTGCTTAACCAAGACATCATGCCAAGCATGAGAGCGTTGATGACCGCTGGACCCGCATTGGACCGTTGCCATGTGGGTGGTTACAACTGCTCCTACGTACCAGTGGATAGTCCTCGTGCATTTGACGAGACAATGTATATCCTCATGTGCGGCACTGGTGTAGGCTTTTCTGTGGAGCGTCATCACACAGAGAAGCTACCTGTCGTCAACGAAACTATGCATGACACAGATACGGTCATCAAAGTTGGCGACTCACGTCCGGGCTGGGCCAAATCGCTACGTGAACTTATCTCGCTCCTCTATGCGGGACAAGTACCACAATGGGACACGTCACAGGTTCGTCCTGCTGGCGCACGTCTCAAGACTTTTGGTGGCCGTGCTAGTGGCCCAGCCCCTCTTGAAGAACTGTTTCAGTTTACAGTTGACATGTTTAATAAAGCATCAGGGCGTCGGCTTTTTCCAATTGAGTGTCACGACTTGATGTGTAAGATTGGTGAGGTTGTCGTCGTTGGGGGTGTGCGACGAAGCGCACTCATCAGTCTATCTAACCTGAATGACGATCAAATGCGTCATGCTAAATCAGGTCAGTGGTGGGAGAGCGAGGGGCAACGTGCGCTTGCAAACAACAGCGTTGCCTATAAAGGCAAGCCAGAGATGGGTACATTCATGCGTGAGTGGGTGTCTTTGTATGAGAGCAAATCTGGTGAGCGTGGTATCTTCAACCGCAAAGCGGCAAAGAAACAAGCTGCTAAAAATGGTCGACGTGATGCAGAACAAGATTTCGGATGCAATCCATGCAGTGAAATTATATTGCGTCCATATCAGTTCTGTAATTTGTCAGAGGTAGTTGTTCGTGCATCAGACACACAGCAGACACTGATAGACAAGGTTCGTCTGGCTACCATACTTGGTACATTCCAATCTACCCTGACTGACTTCAAATATCTGCGTAATGTGTGGAAAAGAAACACAGAAGAGGAACGGCTGCTTGGAGTTTCACTTACAGGTATCATGGACAATGCTATGATGTCAGGTAAGTCAACACATCTAGGCAATAATATTGCAGCCACATTGAATGCACTCAAGGAACAGGCCATTACAACTAACGAGGTAATATCCCTGCAGCTTGGCATTCCACAGTCAGCAGCTATCACCTGTGTAAAGCCTTCCGGCACAGTATCACAGCTTGTAGACAGCGCCAGTGGCATCCATGCGCGTCACAACCCGTATTACATTCGCACGGTGCGTGGCGACAACAAAGACCCGCTAACACAGTTTATGGTCAGTGCGGGTGTTCCGGCAGAACCCGATGTGATGAAACCGGATAGCACAACAGTGTTCAGCTTTCCCATGAAGTCGCCGCACGGTGCTGTTACACGGTTCGAAATGACAGCCATTGAGCAGCTTGAGTTGTGGCTTCTCTATCAGCGTCATTGGTGTGAACACAAGCCATCTGTTACTATCTCCGTCAAGGAGCATGAATGGATGGAAGTAGGCTCGTGGGTGTATGACCACTTTGATGAGGTATCTGGAATTAGTTTCTTACCGTTTAGTGAACACACATACAAACAGGCACCATATCAGGACTGTTCTGTAGAAGAGTATGGTGAAATGCTAAAGAAAATGCCAAGTAAAATTGACTGGACATGGCTACAGGACTATGAGAAAGAAGATACCACGTCTGGTGGTCGTGAACTTGCCTGCACTGCAGATGCATGTGAAGTCGTAGACCTGAACGCAGCATGATTGAGGGTGCAGACATGCCTAACTGGTGGCAGTGGTGGTTATTATTGGCTATCACTGTCAACACCGCTATTAATGTAGTTGTATTCTTCAAGCACAGGTTTAGGAAGCAGCGTAATGGATAAGATAGCTGACATGCTAGTAAAGTTACTCAGCAGATTTATTAAGTTCCAAAAACAACCGGAGTATTTACGTGGTAAAAAAGAATCAGCAAAAAAAAGAGATTAGTTTAGCATGGAAACGAGGTGATGGGTGGGTGCAATACAATCCCCCTCGTCACCATCCTTGTTATGAAGAGTGGATGAAACGAAAGGAGAAAGAGAATGAGAACAAAAATGATTAACGTGTTGAAAAATCACGCACAGTCAAATGTTCATCTGCACATGATGAACATCGAAGCCTATCTTAAAAATCCTGTTGGTATTGGTGAACACTCTGATATCATGGAAGCAATACAGGGTGAACTAGATAAGATGGCTGTGCATGAAGACCGCCTCGCAATTCTTAAAAACTGGCCTGAAGGAGACTGATATGAAACAGAATGTAGTAAATGAAAAGTTGCAGATGGCTTTTGAAGAGGGTTATGCTGCTTTTAGTAAAGTCGTATTACGTAAAAGAAAGTTTTTTCATCAGGTATCTAACCCTATGAAAAAGAATACCACGCCGTATAAAGAATGGCAGCGTGGTTGGGACTGTGCATATTTTAATAATCTGGAGAAACTAAATGGACTTGGAGCAAGAAGCTAAAACTTGGATGAGGGAGAAGTCAATGTATGGTATAACAGCAAAAGCGTATCAACTAGCTGCATGTGATACGGCCATCTTTCCTAAACATATGGCTATGGAGTATCTTACTCTTGGCCTTACAGGAGAAGCAGGTGAGATAGCTAACAAAGTCAAGAAGTTTATACGGGATGGTGCAAGTAAAAATTCACACAGCTACCTGACGGGCAAAGAATATGCAGACAAGCGTACACAGATTGCCTATGAAATTGGTGATGTTATGTGGTACTGCGCTGTTCTTGCCGAAGAACTAGACATGGACTTGGGTCATATCATGGAGAAGAACTTAGAGAAGCTGGCTGACAGAAAGAAGCGTGGCACTCTGTCTGGGTCTGGTGATAACCGTTAAAAATAATTATGGACCAGCCTTCTGAAAATCTTTACCGTAGATGGTCAGTATTTCATAATCATACTTCTGACCCTCTTCGGGCTTTCCATACACCCTGTGATATTTCTCCAAAGCCCTACGCTGTGCCATTGGCCTAAGTCTATTGAACTCTACACGTTCCATAGGATCAAATCCGTAGCGTTCCCTACCACCTCTTCTAGCACGATACTTAACAAAGGCCATGACCTCTGACTTATAATTTTGTATTACTTGTCTTATATATTCCTTCTGCTCATCCGGCTTCATATCTTTGTACCTGTCACTGTTCCTCATTATAGGAACAATGTAGTCCGTAGCATACTCACCAATCAAAGCATTGATCATTGTGTCCGCCTCTGGAACACCAGTTTTCTGAGACAGAATACGATTTGATATCTTCAGTCTTGCAAGTTCTTTCTCAAGAAAATTCTTTCTATCGTTTAACAAAATACCATATGTCTGACGTGTAATAGGTGTAACTCTACGCAGAGGATCGTCACGTGTAGGCGACTCATATATGTCTGGAGCATTTATACCAAGCTGTTCAGCAAGCATTTTTTCTATGGCATAGTTTCCGGGTAGACGAGCCAATGTTTTGTTTATAGTTAGTTCAAGAATGTTGCTGCTGTTTGTCTGCCTTACAATTCTTTCATCATCAGGAGCAAGAAATGTGTTGTACAAATCCTGACCAGCCGTGATAGGGATTGTGTACGTATTTAAAATATTCGCTGCAAAGTTTACGCCTAAAGTCTCTATCTTTTTAGAGGCATCAATGTCATCTCTAAACAAGTCTTTAAGTGCGCTGTCGAGTGCATAAATACCAAAACCAGCCCTGAATTGTGTTCCGCTTAGTGCTTGTACAGCATCAGTGATAAAGTTTCTATCACCCAGCACAGGGTCATCGTTATCACTCATGTAACGATTTAGCAAATCTGCTACAAACAAATAAGGTGCTGCAGGAAAGAATGGGCGCAAATCAAATGTCTGCCCCGTTGATGTCTTAGCTTCCCACCAGTTTTCTCCTGCAAATTCACTTTGACGAAATGCCATAGAGCCGATAAGAAAAGATGTTCCTACCAGTGCCTTTCCTATTTCATCGTAGTTGGCACTCTCACGAAACAAATTTCTTTTTGCCCCCTCTACAATATACAGAGGTGAGTATTCATAGGTAAACCTCATAGCGTTTGCAATGAAGCGTGGAAAAGGTACAACAGATGATGTTAAAAATGGGTACTTGTGTACACCTTGAATTAGAGCCTTGAATATAGGATTATCGGGGCTTCTCTGATAAGTAAAATACAATGCGTCTGACACAGCTTTATCAAGAAGTGCCTTGCCCTCTTTAGTCGTAAAGGTATCGTTAAACTTGTTTTCTTTAATGATATTAACAAGATTGTAATCATTTATGTCTGGTGCTTCTTTACCGGCTTTTGCAGCTTTACGGCTGCGTATTGTATAGAGTTCGTTTAGTGATCTTTTCAGTCCACCTACAAACGCAGCACGTTTGAACATGTTATCTGACAACGTATTTAGTGCGTTTAGTTCACGGGCTAAACCACGCATACGCATTGTCTTACCACCAACATTGTCTGCCGGGATGTCTTGCAGTTCACGAAACAATTGTGATGCTTTGTTGTGGAATCCCATACGGAAGATTTGTTCAATGGCCTTTGATTCACGTCCATTAACAAGTCCATAAGCAATAGCAATGATATCCTCATTAGGAGTTTGCCTTACCTGACGGCCTGAAACCTTAGATATTCCTGCATCAATGGCCCTGTCAAACACACGAGTTGCAATGTCAAAACCAACGCGAGAATATCCACTGACCATGTTACGGAAAGTGGTGGCTGTTTGTGATGTCATAGCTGACAGTCGCAAAGCATCTAGAGATTTTAGCCACGTCTGTTCAGCTACCTGTCGAACCTCTTTGTCAGACTGCAAAATCTTTCTTACATCCTGATCTAGTGTAGCTTTGTTTAGCTTTTCTACAGTCTTTTTTGCTACATCATCTAATGCAAATATAGTGTCTGCTGTTACAGAGTTTAAGTCTCTGAATATTGTACCCACACCAGTTAGGTCTTGCTTTGCCTGTGCAGCCATGCGCAATTTACGAGCGGAGTCAGACACATCTGCCATGAACATATTGGCAAAGTCATCTTGTGTAATGTTGTATCTTTTTAGTGTTGCTAGATAAAACTTATCCCCTCTACCTGCTTTTTTCTTGTTCATGTCACGAATGACATCAGCTACAAGTTCAGTAATACGCAGCTTACCAAGATCATCCTTAATAGTAGGTGATTTAGCAAGTATCTCTGTTGCTGCTGCCCAGATACGCTTAGTGCGGTTTGGATCAAGACTAAGCACAAAGTCAGATGTTATGGCAAGTTGATCGGGGTCTGCACCAATGGTTCTTGCTACACCCTCTTTGTCTCCTACTTGTGGTACTCCCAAGTCCTCTGCAGTTTCAGCAAACTGCTCTCTACCTGCTGCAACCCTCGCAGGGTCAAGTGGGGGTAGAACAGAACTAGCTTTCTGCGCTACAGAACTTTTAGATTTAAGTGTTTTTTCTGCTGCCTCGTTAGCGGCTTCGTTGGCCTCTTCTAGCTGACGCAAAGCAGCTTCTGTTATCTCACCAGTTTCTGCCTCAATCTTACCCTTTAACAAGCCCTTTATGGCAGACGGCGCAAGTGCCACAGGAGCAACAGCACTAACTCCCCCAACCAGAGCGGTCTGAGAGAGGTCAAAATCGTCCCGTAGGTCAATTTCCATTTCAGTCTTTTGTTCAGCTATATTTTGGAGAGTGCCAGCTACACCTTCAACAGCCATAGTTGTTTTTATGGGGTTGGACGCAGCTTTATTGGCTAGAGTGGTCACAGGCGATCTTAAAGCCTGTGCGAGTGTTTTGTTTACTAGATGTTTGGACATTTGTGTCGCGGCAACGCCAGAGCCTTTGCCTACACCCGGAAGCAAAAGACCTACATATGTTGACGGTGCCTTGAAGATGCCCTCTGCATAGTCACCTGTGGCTGTCCAAAAGCCATCAGAAAAGGCAGGCATCTCATTAAATGTTTGATAGAGAAGACGGTAGTCAGATAGCCTCTGAGCGGCACGTTCTTTACCGTTTATGTTTAAACCAGTTTTACCTGTTGCATCTGCTGCCGCTGCAGATACGTAATTATAGTCACCAGCAGCAGTAATCTCATTGACGCTAAACTCACGGAAGTGTTCAATAAACTCTTCCATAGCCTGATCTTCGTCAATGTTAGTCATGCCAAAACGATCACGGGCAAAACGGCTGGCTGCTTCACGAATTGCAGAATTTTTATTCATGTTTGCAACAGAGCGCTCCGCACCCTCTGTTTCTACAAGACCTTTTGTACGCTCAAGCATTCTATTCTTACGTATTGTAGGAATAGCTTCACTTACCGGCTCTTCTATAGATGGAGATGCGGAGAGGTTAGGTGATAATGCGGAGCCACCTCTCCTTGCTCGTTCAAGTAAACTGCCCACGTCAACTCCTTGACATCAATCCGCCAGATTTTTGACTAACTCTAGGTGGCGGATTTTGACTTTTGATGCTATTTTCTGACCTACCTGTAACTTCCATAGCAGTCCTAACCGCAGTCTCATACTCCTGCAGAGTAGTGGCGGCTTTTACTGCACTTATTGCTTCAAATGCGCTCATGGGACGCCTACTTTCAGATTGTTCTTTTGCGGCAGCTTTTTGTTTTGCTGCCATTTCGATCAAAACAGGAGCAAGAAATTCTGCCTCAAAACCTTCCATGCCCAACATTTCCTGAACTATGTTTATACGCGCACGGGTTCCCTCTAGTGGGGGAACACCAGCAAGGGCTTTGACAACATCAGGAATTTTTGTATAGTCAATGACACTTATGTTTGAAGGTGTATACCCAAGTTGATTTAGATCGGACATGATCTCTTCAATAGAATCTCCAGCCTCTAGCGCAGTTCTCACAGAACTAAGAACACCCTGTCTAGTATCAGGATAAAACTCCATATGAGCCTCTATTTCTTCTTGGCTGAGTTGCGGAGTATCTGCACTCGTGTCTGCTGCAACTGCACCAGCATCCTGTGATACGACAGAACCCCCTGTAGCTTCGTTGCTCACTTCTGAGTCGAGGATGTCCCCATTACGGCGCATCTCAATTGCGGTTGCCATCTCCCGCCAGTAATTAGTGCTTTCCATGTCGCCATAGCCAGCTTCAAGTCGGGCAAGCACAGTGGCTTCTGCTTGCGGCAGAATAGCCAGATAAGCCTCATAGAGTTTTTGATCTTCTTCACTAAGTTGTTCACGGCTTGTAATGACGCGCCTGACCAAATCCTTGAGGTCATCCGGCATCTTTTTAAGTTGTCTATTGACTTCATCATCAATGAAGTCTTGGATCATGTTTTCTGCTTGACTTAGACCGGCACCATTGATGGCAGAGAAATCATATTTATTTACAATGCCTCTTAGTCTTTTTAACTCTGCAAGTGCTTTTGTGTGCGTTGCGTCTCCAACTGTTATGGTTTTATCTGCTACCTTTTGCTCAAGTTCAGCTTCCAGCCTAACGAGTTGTTCCTCTGGCTTCTCAGGATTACCCAGACGTGTGTTCAGTTCACGCTGCAACGCTGCCGCTTTTTCAGGCTGATTGTTACGGACGGCTTCAGCAATCTTAGCTTCAAATTCAGCTTGTACATTTCCAGTTTTATCAGCTAGTTCAAGCCTTAGTCGATGAGCCTCTTCAAAGTCAGGTGGGTTTTTAAGCAAAGCCTGATTAATTCTAATTCCATATTGTTTTGTTAAATCACCTTCGATCTCAGCAGCAATAAAGTCTCTTTCGTTTGTCAACCCACGTATTTGAGTTACAAGTTTATCTCTTTCATCGCCGGGGTCCATAGTCCGCAGACGTTGAGTCATGGCATCAATGCGTGTTTCAAGATCACCATTTTCTTCTGCCGCTAAATATGCGGCCTGCAGTTTGGTGTCATAGAAGTCCACTTCTGCTTCAGTCATACCCGGAGTAAGTTTTTTCTCAGAAAGATACTTAATACGCTCTGCAGGTGCCATACGAGATAGGTTGTAATCTTCTCTGCGGAACTTGATAGTGGGCAGTGCCATACCAACAGTTTGGGTATCTGTAGTGATACCACGAGCAGACAGCGCATCGTCAATGCGGGTTTGTACTTGAGAGGTAATGTCAACATCAAAGCCAAGACCAGAAAGCAGGCTCTTACGCTCTTCACCAAGACCTTCAGGAATACGATAGTCAGTGGTGGTAAGACTAGGTTTCTGAAACGCCTTTGCATAGTCCAACGTAGAGCCGACTGGATTTTCGCTTTCTTGTTGCTCAAAAAAGTTTGCTAGATCACGAGGATTGTCTCTCTGATTAATTCTAAGCTGATTGACCTCTGTTCTAAGATTAGATATACTACCCGCATCACTAAGCATTGCTGCTGCAAACTCAGATGCACGAGGATGTGTGCCAAACAAAGCTTCTGCTTCGCCTAGTGCCTCAACAATATCGTCAAGTTCTTTCTCGTCAGCTTCTTGATCATCTAGGGCTTTCTCAATACGATACTCTGACAGCTTATCAATGCGATCATTGATACGCTCCATGTCGTTTTGAACGGCAACATCAACGCTCTTAGCCAGACCACCGACAAAACCCTTACCAAACTCACCAAGATTAAGACCAAACATTACTGTTCTCTCCTAGCCATAAGCCCCTTTGGCTCTTCATTTTCTACAGCTTCTTCTTGTTCTACTACTTCTTCTTCAGGCTCATCTTTATTTGTCTTTTCTTTACGTATTTTCATAGCACGTGCAATCTTGCTACTATTCAGTTCTTTTTCTTTGTCCATGCCGGTGCTGTACTCAATGCCACGAGAGTCAGCTACCATCATAATCAACTCAACAAGAATTGGCAGTAATAGCATACCGACATCTACAGAGTGCTTACCTTCCATTACGCTAGAAAGCTGGATTGAATTAGCTACTGTGGTCACAGGAATGCCAAGTTCAAGCACATCAATAAGCTGATCCACTACATCGTCATCCTCAAAGCGTGGAATATAATACTCCATAGCCTCTTCTACAGTAGTAAACTGCGGAGGAGTCTGCCACGGACGGCCACCCAGAGGTGCTGTCAGGGACTCACCCGGAATAGGTGCTACGAATGGTACTTCATCAGGCCGAACCATTTTTATTCATTCCTTCACGTTTATCACGAATGTACGATACATATCCAGCAACACGGTTCAAAGGCTGTTCACCCGCCTGTGACATCTTTTGTGCCATAGTTTTACGTGGGCCAAGAAGACCCTGACGTTCTGATTTTTCAGTGGCCGTGCTGGACACTTTCATGCTTTTATCTAGGTTATCGTATACTATAGCTGACGGATTAGTAATCATATCACAGTACCTTGTTCATCATCCAACGAATAACAGACTTGATCTTTGGCTTGTCACTGATGTATTCAGCAAACTTCTCACCGTGCTTGACATACATATTACGTAGCCATGCAGGTGCCTTGTACAACATCCAGTTACGGAAGTACATCCAGCGAATGTCTGTCGGGCCATATACCTCACGAGCAACCCAACAAAGCCTACCAAAGCCAAACTGCAAGGCGGCACTACCAAGTGTACCCATAAGACCGCCAAGTGCCGCACCAGCCTCAGAACTGCTTGCCATTTCTTGTGCTTTAGTCGTCGCATCAGCACTAAGCTGTGCTACTGCAAGAGCGTTTAGGCGATCAAGTTCATTGTCTGCCGACTTCCATGCCAATTCCATACTGTCAGAGTAAAACTGCCACAGATTATCATATGCGGTATTACTCATATCAAGAATAGCCTTTGCGTTCAGTTCGTTTGCCCGGTTGACTGCAGCAGTGTCAGCGGTAGCAATCTGACGCCGCCACTGCGCATTGCTCTGTGCAATTACAAGCTGGTTCTGTGCATTGAACTGATCACGCTGATTGTTCATCTCTGCATTGAAACGCTCTACAGTGTTTGCCTGACCAGCGTTGAACTGCGCTTGCGAGTTACGTTGAGCCGCATTAAATTGTGACGTTTGACTGGCTAGATTGGCAAAGAATTGATTTACTTGATTTTGAGAAGTGGCATTAAACTGACGTGCGGCATTTTCTGCAGCTTGATCTGTAAACAGTGATTGTACGCGCTGCTGTGATTTGAAAAGGTCAGTCTGCTGTCTGTTAGATAGATTAGCCATGTCAGTTTGCAAGAATGTCTGTGCGTTCTGTACAGCAGCTTGCTGACGATTGTTCAGGTTACTTGCGTCCATTTGTGCAAGGGCTGCGGCCTCTGCCATAATCATAGCTTGTGAGTTAGATAAATTTTGTAAATTTACTGTATTTGTTAAGCGACTATTCTCTAGCTGAACCTGTTGTTCAGCGGTAAAATTCATGTTTGCAATATCGCTAATTCTAGCTGCATTTTGCACACGTGCTTGAAAAGCCTGATCAAACTCCTGACCAATAAACTGTGCGCGTTGCTGTGCAGCAAGCATGGCACGTTGTTGATTGTTTGAAAGGTTTTGTGCTTCAAACTGTGCAGTTGTGGCAGCATCAGCCTGTGCTATGGGCAGTGCAGCTTCGATTGTAGCTTGTACAATAGCTTGACCTGCAAGGCTAGAAGCACCAAGACCACGAGCGGCCATTGCAGCCGTAGCATTACGCATCGCACCAGCAGCCCATGCAGGAGGGTTGGCAGCATCAAAGTTTGCAGTAAGCTGTGCCAGTTGACCTTGTACGGTAGCCTGTGCGGATGGAGTAGCCTCTGCCGCTTGAACTTGTTCTGTGAACTGCGCAGCTTTATTTGCATCTGCCGCTGCGCCAGATATTAGTTCGCCAGACTGAATTTCACGTTGTACGGGATTGTCAATAAGAACGGCATTACCTTGCGCAGCCGTTACATCACCCACGCTGGATGCAGTTTGTTGTGCGGCTGTAACTTGTGAGCGAGGATCATCTGGCACAGCCTGTGCTGCTCTTACTGTTTCAACTGCTGTATCAACCGCAGGTGCCGCCTGAGTAGCTTGCATTTGTGCAGCTTGTTGTTGCACTGGGGCAGCAGCTTCTTGCGTAGCAGCCATAGCTGTAGGAACAGCGACTGCTCCTGTAACTTGTCCAGTTTGATTGCTTAGTTCTTGTTGTTGTGTTACAGGTGTCATAGCAACTTGTGTAACACCCCCAGCAGGGACTGCCGGGTTGTAGAGGCGTTTAACTGCCTCAGACTGTATTGTTCCACCCGTCTGCATCTTTACTACACCGCCCTTTGCCATCTGCACGGCAGCATTTCTAAACTGCTCCATACGTGCTTTACGCGCAGGGTCTTGCTCAATGAAGTCTTGGAACTGCCCCATATTGCCTGTATAGCCCATAGCTTTGGCGATTTTGTTCATCGCTTCTGGTTTAAATGCTCTGAATACAGCCATACTAATTCATTCCCATAAATACTGTGACCACCATAGCAACCACCATAATCGTGCTACCCATAATCATCGCTTCAAGACGCCACATGCGCTTGTCCAAACCCTCTAGCTTTTCTTGGACAGCAGCATACCGGATGGCGCACTCCTTCTCGTGTGCCTCAAGTTCCATCTGTGTCTTGAGTACGGGTTCCATCGCCAGCTTCATCAGTCGGCGTCAAGGATTGTCAAGTC